CAAGTTTATTAATATCACATTCCTGAGCACCCACCAATATTCACAGTTAAAGTTCACAGTGTAAATTCACAGCTTTAACGATAACGTTACAGTTATTTTCTGCGTCGTTTACAAGAGCGTTTACAGGATGGAGGTTCATCACAAGGTGGTCGTATACGCTTATTAGAAACCATTCCTGTCTGATACAAAAATCTTTTACCTAAAGGAAATTGATTTAACTCACTGGAAAGCTTTTCTTTTAAATCAATGGTCCAAAATGTATATTTGTCCCAAGGATCTTTAGGTTTAATAGGTTCTACATCTTCTGGACATTTAGTGGCTTTAGATAATATAAACCTGTATGTATCTTGCAAGCCTTCAGGTGGAGGAGGAACAAAATTCAGATCCCAATCCTCTAAAATTTTAGGATTCATGACATTAATATGTGCTAATGTTTCTGGATTTAAAGGGACCTTACATAATTCTACAATTATTTCTAATTCATATTCTTCAGTGTGTCTGGTATAATTTTTAAAATCTCCTGATTTGTAAACATATTGTTCACCCATTTCTGTTTCTTTGTTGTATATAGATAAATTAAAGTTAATATTTCTGGTGTTATCGACAACAGTAACAAAGCACTGATTTCCCCACAATATACCATTATTGGCCCCAAGAGATTTATGAAGCCAGTATGCTCTATTAAACATATTGGAATCACTAGAAACAAGTGACCCACTGGGTGTAGTGAAGTATGAATATGGACCGAGGTAGTTCTGTGGTTTTGCTGGGTCTTTATTTAAATAACTGCCATCTGGTAAAGCATCCCCGTCTACTCCTGCCTTTGAATAATAATGCCTGGCATACATTTGTTCTTTTCTGCTGTAAAAGAATATTTGGTCTCCATAGATATCTTTAGTCATCTTTCCAAAATCAGGCCATAGAGCGATTTCGTTCGTTAGCTCTAAAGGAGTGCCTGCTTTATCTTCTTGAAAGGATTGAAAGTTTACATTCCCAAATCCTATCTCACACATATCACCATCCTGAATGTATGTATGCAACAATTCTATGGGTGGACAATCACCTGGATTCAGTTTGTCTTTCTCACAGGGTTTAGCAGTGTCCCAGTATTGACCTGTTGGTGGTGCGCAGCCAACCATAAACATTTGAATCTGTTTAGGTTCAAATGCCACATCTTGTCTATAATCACTTGCATTATCTTGTTTCTCAGGATACTGATTTGGATTTTCGTTATCCATATATTTATTAAATAAAGGATTACCAGTTGCTCCAATTCCTAGAGGGCCGCCTCTATCAATTTGTAAGCCTGCTAATTTCCACACCAATCTTTCTTTTTCTGGGTTAAAAACACAAGCATCTGCTATAGCAAACTTATTAGGATCTGGTAACATTAGCTGAAACACCCTGTATTGATTAGCTGATACCTTAGGTACAACAATTTTATGATTCGGGTCCTCCACATCATAATAAGGATGTCCAACTAATAAAAGTCGTTCGGTGCCTGCATAAAAATAGTACCCTGTTCTTTGCACATATTCATCCGTGTTGTAAACTTTTGCCACTGGTTTTGGCGGAGGAAGATATAGTGTTCCAGTGTTCTGCAACCACAGTGACATCTGCAAAACATTAAAAATAATCTATTCGTTTTCTTTTCTTTTTTTTTTGTAAATCAGGATGTAAATAGAAATCATCTGAGTAAATAGATATATCTCCTGATGGTTGTATAGGTGTTATTGGAATTTTTGGTACTGTAAAAGGTGAATCCATTGAGATTTGCTCAGCAACTATAATATCTGAACCATAATCATAAACAAATACTTTAACTGTATTATCAGCTGTGATTGGAACTTGTAATTTGTCACCCTCCTCATCTGTAGCGTCTAAAAGCAAATGAGCATCATTAAAGTTTTCTGTGTAAGTGTCCATTAGTTCTTCATCAGGTAACTCTTCTAGCTCGTTTACAAAAACGCTTTCTACATCAGGGTTTACTGATGTATCAACTGTCTGATTTTCACTGAATGTAGAGAGTTCAATTGTTTCAGCTTCCGCTATAGTACTAATGTCATAAAAGTAATGAACATTTTGTTTTAAAACAGTACCACTTCTGGTACGCATTCCTGCTCTTTTACCTAATCTACTGACTCTAATAGTTCCTTGTGGAGTAGATTCTATATACGGTTTGCTAATTGTTTCAATATCTGCAAAATCTGTGTCTGGTGCAGAACGTAATTCGTTTACTTCCCGCTCAAATTCAAGTGTTATCTCAGAATCAAAGGCGGGATTTTCAAATCCAAATTCAATGGCGCGCGCCACGTCACCCAATAAATTTAAATTTCGCGTCCTGACTTGCTGTACATGTCTGCTATAGTATTCTCTGGCTCTTCTAAATGCCCTCTGAAGTCTTTGTTCGGGGGTACTAGTTTTAGGTAATTCTTCAATCTCAAACTCTAAACGTGGATTTATAGGTTCTAGTGGAATTTCTTCACCAAAAAAGATATCTTCACCTGATGATATAGGATCCACAAAGACATCATAAGTAGGATCTACATGTCCAGCTATTGATTCAATTGAAATGTTAGGGTCTTGCTGTGGTAGAGTAAACCTTACTCTAGTGGGAGGAGGGTCAGCTGGAGTAACAGTTAATATAGCTATATTTTCTTCAACACCTTGAATAACTGTTGGGTGACTGATTATTGATGTTGTATCTGTTATAATATCTAAATCTGTTATTATAGAATCACCTGTTTCTAAATTAGGTTGACCAATAGTTATAATAGTATCTGGTAAGCTTTCTCTTGGAGTTACTACGGAAGGAGAACTCGGATCTATAACATCTATAGCTTTAGAGCCTGATGGATCTACAGGCCTGAAACCAGCTCCTATGGTATCTATAGGCACCGAAAACGGTCGCCTTCCTTGACCTACTGTTATAGGGGCTTTTGGTCTAACAGGCACTAGCGGTATTTCTTCAGGAACTGAATCAGTTGTTGGACGAATGACAGGAACCTCTGGTAATGGCCTAACACCCACTGTTCCTGTAGACCCTTTTCCAGTACCAAAACCAAGACCGCCTAAATACAGTACACTGCTAAAAGCTTGTAACAAAATATCTGCAAGAGTTTTTTGTTCAACTTTATTAACTACATCAGGAGGGCAATCACCACCAAGTTTGCAAGATTTATAAAGATTTTCAACAGTATCACGTTTATTTCTGCTTGCTGACATCTTACAAAGAATCTATTGAACCTAAAGAATATGTGCAGCCTTTAGGCAAAGGAGTAGTTTTTAAAAACAAAGTTCTTTGCTCAACGTCTTTAAATCCTATTACCATTCGGTGTCCTAAATCACTATGTGGGTATCTAAAAACAGTAGACATTACAAGATACAATCTATTGGTTTTCTGACATCTGTTTCTCCAGCATTTAAGATTATTTGCTCCACCTTTTACAAAAATTATTGGGGGATCCCGAGCTTCTTCCGTAAGACGCTCAATTCTTCCAAGACCTCTTCTTGGTACCGTATGAGATCCTCTGCCAACCTCTCTAGGAGAAACGCCACCAGTTGTTGTCTCCTCTCTTCTCCTTTTGGATCGTCCTCTGGGGGATGATTCTCTTTGTTGTCGTCGTCGTCGTTGTCCACTTCGAAGGTCAGGCGACGATGGGGTTGTCGAGCTAGGGCTTCTCTCTTCGCCCTCTGATCCTCGCCTGGTGGTGGTCGCCGGCCGTAGGACGGTGTCCCTGGAGGAACTAACTGATCCTTGGAGAGAGAGGTCGGAGACCCGCGTTTGAGAGCTATCGACAGAGGAAATAGTTTGATTTTTAAAATTTACTGTCCATTGTCCTTTAGTACTATACTTTTCAACATCTGGAGCAAATAATACAAAATAGACTTTATCGTTATGAGAGTCCACAAAATACAATCCATTAATATCAACTTCTCCTTCAGCCCTATGCCAACGTTCCTGCTCATCTTGAAAATAGATCTTATTCCAATTAGTGTAAGGAAATGAATTTGCAGGATTATTATCAAACCAAACATCTACTATATAAGGCTCTTTTTTAAATGCATAACGTGGTGATGTTAGAGTTAATTCAGCACTAGTATCACCTAGTGTCCACTCTTCATTTCCAAACTCAGATTTTTTTAAGCTTTCCAATAATAAAATTTGTTGAATTGCTTCTTTAGCTTTATATTCAGATACAGCAAGTGTAGGCAAAATTTGTAAGCCTAATCTTTTGTAGCCTTCTTTTCTAGAGTAATAATACAATATATACTGCTGTTTAATAACTTTCCAATGATCAATTTGAGCATCAATAGTATTGGCTCCCTCTTCATACAAGGTCATTAACCTTTCCTGTAGTGCATCGGAACGCCTTGTCAGGTCCGCCTGATTCATTTTGCACTTCGTCCTTAGGAGTTAAATCTATTTGTGGTGCAAGCTTTATAAAAAAAGATTTCCAAGTATCATTAGTAATATTATAAACCAACGAACCATCATCATTTAATGGTAATGGATTTGGAAAATGAAAAAATTGCAGCCTACTCTTCAGAAACACTAAAGATTCTTCTTTTTCTACATCTACATTACTAGTTATTAACATTGGAGGCAAAGTCATTTGTATTGGATTTTTATGTTTAAAGTCTATACATACTGGATTACCATCTAAAGCACCTCTCATATTTACATCTAAATACTGCCAGCAACTATATGTACAATCATCTAAAAACCCAATTTTAGAATCAGCTAAGGGAGACAACCAAAATTGACTTGCTCTGTTCATAAAATTTACAACTCTTCCTTTTAAAAATTTAACTAAACTGTTACAAAAATATGATTTGCCAGTGTCTGAGGGGCCGTGAAAGACAATACAATTCCTTTTAGGTATACTTTTCAAAAAATTTCTAAAAACTGTGAGAAACTGTACAAAGTTCACTTGTTGATACTTAAAAAATAAAGCAATAGTTTTCCAATCACCGTCTCCTTCACAGTCATCACAGCATTTCCATATCCATTCAGACATTGTTAAATCTCTCATTTCTTGTCTTTTATAATGTCTGACCATTTGACAAGCATCTCTAACATAGCGTGCTTGATTATTGCTTTTCAGAAATGCAGCAGCATTAGCATCTAAATCAGCAACTTGAGCATATCTGTAGGCAATAGTTGCCTCTTCCAAAAGATTATTATCATAAGCAAACTGAATCATTTGACTTAAGTCAAACGTTTCTGCTGTCGCAGCAGTTTCGTGACTAATTATTGTTAATCTCTTAACCCAGTCTGGAAAGTCTCCAGACTTAAATGACGAATTGCCAAACGCTTTTTGATAGAAATACATTGCCACAGGTGGGCTTCGGGTTCTTGGTGGTTCCAAAAGCATATGACATTCATTACAGTTTAATAATGAACAAAATAACTTTTGTACTGTTTCTCTATTTTTAGAAGCTTTAAATAAAACAAAATATAAAGCTGTAAAGTCTGCAATTATAATTTGAACAAACTCACAATACATTTGTAATTGAATTTTTGATGCCTCCAATAATTCAGAGCAAATACTGTGAACTAATATTATCCATTGATCTGAGCAGGTTTTGTTACTTTTAAACTGTCTGGTTAATTCTGTAAACATAACATCGAACTTTTCTCTACATTTATTTAATAGTATTGCTTTGTAATTCTGACTGTTTAACAAATTTAAATTTTCATTGTCTGAGTCATTAATTGTAGGAGAATCAGATACTACCTTTTCAGAAATATTTTCAGCTTCATCTTCAATAAATCCACTGTCCCCAAATAATCTCCTTTTAATGTTTCTTTGAGGAGATATTTGAACTGCAGCAAGTCTTGGACTCAAATCATTAACAGTTTGCTGCGGGGACGTTGTAAACTTTCGTTTTAGGGCTAGTAAATCATTGCTGCATTCATCTGCAAGCTGTTTATTGAACAATGCCAGGGAATTTCCCTGAGAACAGTTATCCACATCATCTATTAAGTTAGAAATATCAGAACCATCTGTACTATTTTCAAATAATTCTTCAAAAGCATCCAAATCCTCTGTACACTCTGCTTCTAATTCAAACCATTTACTACAACCTTCTAAAGATTTACCTTTTTCAATGTCTCCCATGGCGGAATTGACTTCTTGCACAGCGAGGACAAAACAAACTTAATTCCAGAGACAATAACTGCTGTAAAGTTCTGATGGCAGCTCTTGTTGATACTACACAAAGCCTTACACCTGTTCCACAAGAATAACAACAGGTGTCTACACTATAAGGTGCTTGCTCCTCCTCCTCATACTCAATATCTGGCGATAATGATTCGTTACTTATTAGATTTTGTGGAAGCACTAAAGCTTCTAAGTCTAATTCAATATCTTGAATAGTAGGTCTTTCGCCTCTCATAATTTCTTAATACAATGTCTACAAAAATTTCTCCAACGTCCTCTAACTAAACAAAAAGGTAAGTCAGCAGCACAACAGTCTACTTTTTCCATACAATCAAGTAATCTATAACAATCTATACATCTAACAATAATACATTGCAAAGGTTTTTCGCAAAGAGTAGTAAAATATTTAGCTTTAACATAACATTGAAAATAGTTTTCCAATTCAAATTTTGCACTCACTCTTAAGCAAACTGAACAACAAGCATAGCATGTATTTTCTTTATGTAATAACTGCAAGTTTTTAAGATGAAAGTCAGCAAGCGACATAAAATCCAATTCATTTTTGCAAAATACACAAGGCAAACGCAAATCAAACAAAGACAAGTTCTTAGAAGCACAATATTGATAAAGATTACAAGGTTGCAAACCAGCCATCGAAGGAAAGGAATGAAATACAGAAAGCCTTCCTTTTTATATGTACCAATGATGGTTACATACTTCCGCTCAGGAAATAATAGTTGCCAACAATCATGAAAAACAAAAAACAGAATACCATTTATGGTATTTGGCGCGAAAGCCTGTAACGTTTATGGTGCCAAAGTTCCTTCTGACACACACACTCTGTTTGAACTTGTACTTACCTGAAACGTTGACGACCGGTAACGGTATTGATATGCCTTAGGCACAAGTTATGACCAAAAGTGATCTTCTAATGTCCAGCTGGCGACTTAGATGTTACTTGTACAATTGTTAATACTGTTTATGATAGTGCAAAGGTATCTTAACTAATTAAAGGGCGGTAAATAAATAACATGAGTCAGTTGTCAACGTAGCAAGTTTATTAATATCACATTCCTGAGCACCCACCAATATTCACAGTTAAAGTTCACAGTGTAAATTCACAGCTTTAACGATAACGTTACAGTTATTTTCTGCGTCGTTTACAAGAGCGTTTACAGGATGGAGGTTCATCACAAGGTGGTCGTATACGCTTATTAGAAACCATTCCTGTCTGATACAAAAATCTTTTACCTAAAGGAAATTGATTTAACTCACTGGAAAGCTTTTCTTTTAAATCAATGGTCCAA